TGCTCCTGCTGCCTGTTGCGCCTGTGCTATTGCTACTTTTTGATCTTCGAAATCTTTGATCTTTTGTTTTAGATTTGCTACTTGATTTTGAACTTTTTCTAAATATTGTAACTTTTCTACTGGTTCCATTTCTTGAATTTTATTCATTGGTGTACTAGAGAATGTAGCTTGGTCCTCATAATAAGGAGTTTTATAATTGTCATATGCCATGCCTGCCGTATTTCTGAATAATATATCTCTAATTGACATTGATTGGTCTGGTTTTGTTACTATTTCACCTGAATTACTTTCTGGTGTTCCAGATACTATTGACCATCTACTAATTGTTTTGGATTTCTTTGTTGCCATTTTCTTTATTTATTTGTGTTATTATTAAACTTGATAATCGTTGTACTTCTTTATATAATACTGCTAGGGCAGAACCGTTCTCATATACCATCTCTTCTAACGAATGTTTTTTGATATACTGCTCTTTGTGTTCTTTCCATTTTTGTTGGAAGTCTTTTACTTGTTTTTGCTCTGCCTTTGACAGCTTTTTTTCATGTACTTTTTTCATAATTATATTTATTTATTGTTAATATTAAGTTAAACTTGGGTTAGAGTGATAAGGCATTGGTCTTAATGCATCTACTTGATGATATAGACTAATCCATACTTTATCTTCATTTTCATCTGTAATAGCAAATATTCTTGAATCTGGTGAACATTCTACAAATGATTGATTTAATGGTTGTATATTTGAAAATCTTCTTGATAATTCCCAGTGTTTTAAACTGCTTCTAAAATCTCCAGATATTCTGTTAAATGCGTATTTATACTCTGCGTATCGTTGTTGGTAACCCCAAACTCCTTCATCTTCATCACTTGCTGTACCTGTTACTCCTGATACATATAACTCCTTGTTCAATATTGGTTGTTCTCCCATATTTGCAAATTGTGGGAAGTAATGATCAAACTTGTCAAATTTATACCAGAATTTACTTAAACCTTGATTGTAAGCTGTTTTTGGTACTACTCTGCATAATCCTAATACTACTCCATGCTCATCGAATGATTGTGTGAAACCTAAATTGTCTCCTAATCCTAAAGCGTGACCTGACATATCTCCAACTGGAGCATCCTCTCCAGCTCCTGAATTAGCTTGATTTTTATATGTACTTAATACTTCTGTAATCATAATTGGTGTTTTACCGCCTCCTAAATACTGAGGTACTTGAACTGTATAATCTGCTATTCTTTCTCCAAATATTGCGTGAATTTGCTCTCTATATCTTGAACCAGCTCTAGCCATAAGTTCTAACCATTGTTGTATAGCTGATGCTTTTCTTAACTCGTTAATTGTTGCTCCTGTTGCATTGCTTAAATCTACTACATGAGTTTCTGACACATCTAAATTAACTGTAGTTAAACCATCTGTTTTTAATACTCCCATTGACGTTTTTAATCCATTATTTGCAACTGTATTTCCAGTTAAATCTACAATCGCCTGTGTACCTTGAGTAGGTTGCGAATTGTCATAATCTCCATATAATAGGGGGGCTGTGTCTCCTAAAGGAAGCGTAACCTCTCCGCCTCTTTGTAAGAAAGGTAGTGCTGATGTAAAATAATCTTTTTCCCAGTTTGTTTTTCTGATTGTAAGCATTTCTGCTAATTTATTTTCATCTGTCTCATAACCTGAATGTGTATGCTGTTCAAATTCATCTCCAACATTTTGGTCTCTGAAATACTCATGCCAAATTAATTGATAAGCTCTAAACTTTAATAAGCCTATGTCTTGTAAATTTGCTACTACATTGCCTGATAAATCTGACCATGCTCCTTCAATGCCTGAGCCAACATAAGGTGGTATACCCATGTGATCAGCCAGGGATCCATTTGTGAAATATGATTCTGCTCTTGCTTTTGTAACTGCGAATTTTGGATATGAGGGGTAATCACCTCCGTCTTCTCCTCCTGTAATAAAATCTTTCCATTCTGACCAAACTAATCTGTATGGTACAAAGAAATAGTCTATTTTAAAATCTATATTATGCATCATAGGTGCTAATAGTGGACTAAATCTGACCATTTGCTGTGTGTTTACTTTGAATGAATCTCCTGGTATAATATCCTGTATAAAGCATGGATATAGCATACCCATGTTACCTGACATTTTTACCTCTCTCGATAAATCGAATTTGTTCTTTTTTGGTTTTGGTGTATAAATTGTACTTGCCATTAAATTGTTTCTTTTAAATTAATATTCTGTCTTTGGCGATCTAAATCTCCTTCAAGAGATTTTTCATACTTAAGCGTTTCGCCTTTATAATGCTTAAATATTATATTTTCATAACGTTTCATTTTACTTTGAATGAAATCGTCATGAGATTTTTTACTTAATGCTATTCTATCTTGTTTGTTAGTAAACAAACGCCTTAGATATGCTTTTGGTAGTCTTCTAATACTACCATTTTGGTCTGCTACTTCTAAATCTTCGTTTTGTATATGGAATGTTCCATAATTTTCTAAGTATGCATGACCTATAATTGGTTTTTTTGACATTAAACTAAAGGGAACTTGTCGTTTATCTGTCTTTTTATTAAAACCTTTAAACATATATTTAGTAACATAATTAATTGATGCTGATGTAACATTTCCGACATCTACATGCCCTAATGATAAACCAGTATTTGTATTTTTCCATTTTGCTATAAATTGATTAGTATTAGCGGTGTCATAGTTGAACAAAAGAATATGATAATGAGGACGTCTAGTCTGTGAACCGTATTCTCCAACTGCATAGTATCTTATTTTTTTGCCTGTTATTTTAAACTCATCATGCACCTTCTTTTGCTCCTTTTTTAAATATGCTATGTGAGCGTTTCGTAATCTTTTTATGTAATCTTGAACATCTTTTTTTAATAGAGTAGGATAGCCTTGTTTTGTTCTAGGAATACTTATATCATTGTAAGTTAATGTAATGAAATAAGCTGAATCACTAAACATATACTCATGTTCTAACCTTAAACTCCACTCTGATCTCCTTCTTTTTTGACACGGTAAACATTTTCCACAAGGAACTCGGAAATCTAAATCTTTTAACCTTATACTGTTAGTACAACTTGTACCTATTATATCTGGTACGAATCCATAATTATCTAAGTGTACTACTTGCATTATTAAGATAATCTGATTCCGCCTCTTCTAGCTAAAATATACTTACTGTTTTTTCTTTTACTTCTATATCTTCTTTTTGTTCTGTATCTATTCATAATTAATTATTTTACCATTTTATTTTTGTTTTACCTTTTCCAAATACAGCATCTAATGCTGTTTCTAAATCCTTTCCATCTAAACTTTGTCCAGCTCTTAATTTGCCAAATAATCTTGTACCTAGTACTCCTAAAGAATCTTTTAATAATCCTCCTAATAGATTGACTACTGCTGGTGCTATTGTTATTAATCCTTTATACATTAATAAATCTTTAAGAAGTCCTCTAGCTTCTATTTTACCTTCGTTTGTATCTAAATTAAGATTGAATACTTTTGCAATATTTCCAATGATATCACCTTTTAAAGTACCTGTCTTTTTTTGATGTTGTAGAGTATAATCATTTAATTGTGTTACTTTCTGTTTTGCTGCTGTATCAGCTTTCATATTATCTATTTCATGAGTTAATAATTGGTTAAATCTGTTTTTATTTGCATCATCTAGACCAGCTTTTGCAATATTTGCTAATGCTTGTGATTTTAATACTTGTTTTTGTGAATTTGCTAATGATAATTGAACTCCAGCTGCTGTTGTTGCTGCTAAGTCTGTAGCTTGATAATAAGGCTCTAAATTATTGAATTTTGCTCCTGGCATTTGATTTGCATTGCCTGTTGTTCCTTTTCCATACATTAAAGCAGGATTTAAGCCAGCTGCTTTTAACCTTTTCATTTGTTGCTTAGGTGTATTGTATGCATTTTGCCTTTGCCACATTTCTAGGTCTTTTGTGAACATATCGTTCATTAATTCCTTTTCTCTTCCGAATGCTTCTCTACCATAGTAGCTATTCATTAGAAAACCTGATTGTGTTATAGGTAGTGCGCTAGCTAAAGATGACCAATCCATATTATTTTCCTATTTTATTATCGTTATTTAAATCTATTTGAGTTACTTCTTCTAATATTTTTACTATTACCTCTAATAATTTTGGTAATACTAATGATACTAGGTATTCTATTACTTTATTTTTCATATTGAATATGCTTTTCCTAATGG